CCAGTTGTATTGGTGTAAAGAGATTCTTTACCAATAGCGGTGTTACTGCTTCCTGTTGTATTATTTAATAATGACAAATAACCTATGGCGGTATTAATACCCCCTGTCGTATTTGAATTAAGAGCACCATTACCAAGTGCGGTGTTTGTAGCTATTGCCCCTGCTCCTCTACCAACTTTGATTCCATTTATTGTTGCATCAGCTGTAGTAGTTAATAAGCCATAGGTTATTTGTCATTATTAAATAATACAACAGGAAGCAGTAACACCGCTATTGGTAAAGAATCTCTTTACACCAATACAACTGGAAATTATAATACATCAAATGGGGTTCAATCTCTTTTATATAATACAACAGGGAGTAATAATATTGCAATAGGCGGGTCTACTCTTTTATTTAATACAACAGGAAGTAATAATTCAGCAACGGGCACTCAATCGCTTTATTATAATACAACTGGAGATGCTAACACAGCAAATGGAGTTCTTGCCCTATATGCTAATACAACAGGAGGAGGCAATACAGCAATTGGTACTCAATCTCTTTATAGTAATACGACAGCAAGTAATAACACAGGACTTGGAAGTCAATCCCTTTTTGCTAATAGCACAGGACACGATAATGTTGGAATTGGGCGTCAATCACTTTCTGCTAACACAACAGGAAATTATAATACTGCAATTGGACCATTTGCGGGAGGATATTTAACAACAGGTGGTTACAATACAATTATTGGTGGTTATGCAGGAACTGCAGCAATGGCTAATAATGTTGTTTTATCAGATGGCTTTGGAAATATAAGATTCCAATATAATGGAACAAATACATTAATTGGTCAGAGTGGTAACGTAGGCATAGGAACGACGAGTCCATTAGTTAAATTACAATCAAGTATATCAACAAGTGGATTGCCCGCTACGTCTGGAACAACGCAAACAAATGGCGCTTTAAGAATTTCAAGTAGTGCAACTTCTGGTGTATTAGACTTTGGTATAAATGGCTCGAACAATTGGATTCAATCTACAGATAATACAGATTTAAGTCAGGGTTATAATTTATTATTAAACCCTAGAGGTGGCAACGTAGGCATCGGATTAACAAACCCACAGGGACAGCTTCATATTAACCAAGAAATGGTTTTTTCTGAAGTAGGATATGACACGGTAAGATTGCACAAAATTCAGCATCAGCATTCAGATGGCAGCTCTGTTAACAATAATATAAGATTTTTAGTAAGCGATGGAAGTGGGACAACTGCTGAACGGATGCGGATAAATGGCGCTGGCAGCGTATTGGTAGGAACGACAAGTGACAATGGGAATGGGATAATGCAAGTAAATGGTAATATTACTTTTGCTGGCAATATAACAAATTATGGCACAGGTACTGGAACATACACAAGGGGAGTTTGGTATTACAATTCCAGTGATGGGATAATTTTTGATAATGCAAGAACAACAGATTCGTCATCGGGAACAGGAAGAACGGTTTATTTTACTTGGAGAGGCGGACCAAGTGTAGGTGGCGGAGTTCAATTGATTCACGGGACTAACACTTGGGCACCATATACTTCTGATGCTAGGCTGAAGACTATTGTAGCGAATGTAGAAGATGGGATAGACGCCATAATGAAATTAAAGCCAGTTAAATATAAGTGGACTAAGGAATTGGAAAAAAGCATAACTGTTTTAGGATTTACTGCTCAAAATGTAGGAGAAGCAATTCCTGAAGCTATGTTTAAATCTTGGAAAGATGAAGAGTTAGGAGATGTATTATCTTATCGCCCAGAGTTTTTAACACCTTATTTAGTCAAAGCTATCCAAGAATTAAAAGCAGAATTAGACGCATTAAAGAATAACTAACAATAAGTCGCAAGCTTCCCACCGATTAATAAATTAATCTTATGACAAAAATATCTAATCTATATGCCCTTACCAACTACATCTCTGCCAACAGCAGTGGTAACGTTGTAATTGCTGCTCCATCTAGTGGTTATGCTTTGGATGTAAACGGCACAGGAAGATTCACGGGAGCTTTAAGCGGTACAAGTGCAACGTTTACGGGATTAATAGTAACTAACACTTCAGATGTTTACCCAGAAATCAAAACTTCTGCAACAGATGCAGATGCTTTTTTAGGATTCTCAAATACTGGAGACGGAAATGCTGCTTGGAGTATTGGACGTAGAAATACGGGCGAATTTTGGATTTCTACTTATACTGGAAACTTTAACTCAGGAACAAGAACAGAGCCTTTAAAAATTGCAACCTCAGGAGCAGCCACGTTTTCGAGTAGTGTTACGGCTGGAGGAGATTTGACAATGTCTGGAGGAAATAGAAGTTTAATTTCTAGCGGTGGATTTTTACAAATGACTAGTACTAGTGGAGCTATTTATTTATCTCCTAATAGTTCTACTGCTATGACATTGACAACCTCTGGCAACGTAGGCATCGGAACGACTGCGCCATTTACATCTTCTGGTTACAAAGTTTTAGATTTATATGGAGCAAGCAGTGGAGGACACTTTCTTGTTCGTTCTCCTAATGTTACTGCAGAATATCAAGTAGATGAAGGAAGTGGAGGTGCATATTTTGGAACTAGAACTAATCACTTTGTAAGTTTTAGAACTAATACATCCGAACGTATGCGGATTACTAGCGCAGGTCAGGTTTTAATAGGACAAACGGTTGCAAGTGGTAATGTAAATGGCGTATATATTAGACCAGGTATTGAATCAGGATTTATTGTAACAAGCGATGTTGCTTTACAATTAAGTAGATTAGGTACAACTGGTATTATTCAAACATTTTATAGTGGATCAACAAGAGTTGGACAGATATCTGTTACTGGTTCTACCATTAGTTTAGAGAGTAATAGTAATGGTGGATTGACAGTTAATTCATCAGGTAGTGTAGGTATCGGAACTACAAATCCATTATCACAATTACATGTAGCTGGTAATATACTTTCTCAAGGATTAAGATTAAACATTAGTACAGCTAATCAAGGACATCGTTTCTATTCTAGAACAATGGATGTATCAGCATACACAACTAATACCAACATGAGATTTGCTGTAACTGGTGGTAATAATGTACAGTTCCAATATGAGATTGTATTTCATGCAACACGTTTGTCTGGTACATTAGCTGAGATATGGTACTTGCGTTACACTGCTGGTATAGCGTATGATACAGCTGGTAATCCAAATGAAAGATGGTGGGATCTTCGTGAACAAGCTGGTAACGGTATTGCTGGTGTTGGTCGCTCAAATAACACAGGATACTTTGATATAACTAATTCAGCATTTGATACTGCTTGTAGATTAACTTGCGTAGTAAAAATTACATGCAGTAACTGGGATGCAGTAACTGTAACTTTTCCTTAATAATAAACTAATTAAACAATAAATAACATGACAACAGAATACAATTGGGTAGTATCCCAAATGGATACAAAACCTCAAGAAGGTAACTTAAACGATGTAGTAATAAATGTACATTGGAGAAGAGAAGCTAGAACTGTAGATGGAGATAAAGTTTATCTTGCAGATACTTATGGAGCAATGGCTTGTTCTACACCATCTGAGACAGACTTCACTGCTTATCCTGATTTAACATTTGATCAAGTGTGCGGATGGTTAGAAGCTGGATTAAATGTAGTTGGTATAGATGAAAGTCTTGATTCACAAATTGAGACACAAATCAATCCTCCAATTATTGTTCTTCCTAATCCTTGGGATGTAGAACCTACAACTACTTCTACAACAACTGTTGCACCTGAATAACTTATTGCTTATATTTGCAATAAACTAAAAGTATAGACCAATGGAATTAGAAAAAATTACTTTGCCTCTAGCAGAATTAACTGTTCTTGAGGCTGAATTAAATGGATTCACACATCCTGAAACAGGAGAAGTGTTAGTAAAAGGTTTTATTAATGAGAAGATCAATCTAGTAAGTAAATATACATTGAGCAATCTTTCTGAATTCTTAACTAAAGAAAAGAAAAAACTAGAAGATGTTCGTAATGACTTGATCAATAAGCACGGTGAAGAAAAAGATGGCAACATTTCTATTGAAACTTTCTTAGATGATGAGAAGACACAAATCAATCCTAAGTTCATTGAGTTTCAAAATGAATACAATGAATTGCTTTCTTTAGATAAAGAAGTATCTTATTCACCTATCCCTGTATCTGAATTAGATAAGATTGACAGTGAAGCTAACTATAAGTTAATCTTTAAATTAGTAAAGAAAAACTAATGAAAAGAAGTAGCTTTATAAAAAGTCTAGGTGTTATTGGTGTAGGTATGATTATCCCTGATGTTAAGTCAGAGAAATTGGTCTTACCTACAAAGAACATTAGTGTAGAGCGTATGCGTATTACATCTAGCGGAAATGTTAGCATAGGTACTAATACACCAAGTGCTAAATTAATAGTAACTAACAAGATTAATTAATTTTTTTCTTGCATATGTAATTGACATTACATATATTTGTTCTTGAAGCTCTTGCTTGCTTCGCCTTTTGGAATTCTCCGAACATTACATTCTCTCTTTTTTGTTAAACTACATAGTGTCTCCTCCCCCACAAGGGTAGGAGATGCTGTGGTTTATTATACCTCTATGGCCTCGTTTCAAGACTTTAAGGACAATGCTCTATCCTACTTAGTAGTAGCGATGTTTGGCATGATTCAATATGACATTCACACAATGAATACAAAGATTGATGCTTTAATGGAAGTCACAGCAGAGAGTAAAGTAAGAATTGATAATCTTGAAAGACAAGTTTATAAAGTGGGAATATTAAGATCTCCTCAACCTCCATACAAATTACCATTACAAGTGAAGATGTTGGATGTTGTAGGCATAAGACCAGAGCAAGACAATAAAGTAAGAAAATATCTAACCAAAATATAATATGAAATTTTTAAAAGAATTATTCTCTGATGATAATGATATCAATGAGAAGTCTATCTTAGGCTTTTTATCATTCATTATGTTAGCTGCCTATGGTATCATTGATGTAATCACTGGACTTGAAGGCAAAGTGTTTGTTATTGAACCAATTATTCTTGAAGTGTTTGCTGCATTAACAGCAGGTTGCTTTGGTATCTCTTCTTATGAGAAGGTACAGAACCGTAAGACAGACGCTGAACGTGATAAAGCTCTATTAGGAGCTGACACTAATCCACTACCAGAAGATGAAGGCTAGTACCTTATTATTTATATGTGTTGTTATCGCTCTTCTATATGCATATTCTAAGCACGTAGAAGGACAAGGAACAAAAGGTCCTGATACATTAATTGTACACGACACAACATGGGAAGTGCATGATAGAACTATAGTTAAACAAGTTCCTGTCATTCACGAGATTCCTGTGAACCACGAAGTGTTAGTTAAAGAATATCAAGCTGACACAAACTATAATGGATTGAAGAAACAATATGATGCATTGGTTAAGAACTATGCATCTAAACGTGTTTATAGAGATTCGGTTAAAGTGGGAACTTATGGTCATATAGAAATTACAGACACTGTATCTGAAAACAGATTAGGTAAGCGTACAGCTAAAGATAATTTCAAGATTCCTATCGTTAAGGAAACTATGACAATCACTAAGTATGCACCTCCTACAAGACAAGTGTATGTAGGTGGAGGTATTAATATGCAGAGTATGTCTAACTTCAATAGTGTAGAAGGTGGCATATTATACAAAACCAAAAAGGATCAGATAATTGGTGCAAAGATCAACGTTGGTGTTGATGGCACAATCAGTTATGGTGTCCAATCTTATTTCAAAATCAAACTAAAAAAATAATGAAATTTTTAAACTTCCTACGTTCTTTACTTTTTTGTAAGAAAAAAGAACAAGCACCAGTTGCACCAGCTTATACAGCTGACTTAGTTGTAGATGAGTCTGCACTAGAACCAATTGTAGAGATTTCAGATGAAGCAGTTGAAGAGATTGCTGATGCTGCGGTTGCTCCTAAGAAAAAGAAATATATTAAGAAGAAGAAATAATGTCAACGTTAAGGAGAGGTGATGAAGGTCCGTTAGTAACTAAACTTCAACAGAAGCTTGGTGTAGATGCGATTGGTAAGTTTGGTCCTAAGACAGAAGCTGCTTTAAAAGCATGGCAATCTGCTAATGGATTAACTGCTGATGGTATAGCTGGTCCTTTTACATTGTCTAAACTTGGTATTGAAGCTCTTCCTCAATCAGCACCTGTTGCTGCTCCAGCTCCAGCTATAGCTATTCCTACTAACTCAGGATTCAAACTAGAGAAACTTAAAGGACATATTCCTGCTGCTGTTATAGCACAGATTCCTGATACAGCTGCACGTTTTGGTATTACTACACCATTACGTCTTGCTCACTTCCTGGCACAGTGTGGTCATGAGAGTGGAGGCTTTACTGCAGTTCGTGAGAACTTAAACTATAAAGCTCCAGGATTGATGAAGATCTTTAAGAAGTATTTTCCTAATGCTAAGATTGCTTTACAATATGAAAAGAAGCCTGATAAGATTGCTAACCTTGTTTACGCAAACAGAATGGGTAATGGACCTGAATCTTCAGGAGATGGCTTCAATTATAGAGGCAGAGGATATATTCAATTAACAGGTAAGAGCAACTATCAGTTGTTTGATAAAACTGTACCAGAAGATATTACATCTAATCCTGATCTTGTAGCAACTAAATATCCTTTAGCCTCCGCAGCGTTCTTTTTTAATAACAATAAGCTTTGGACTATCTGTGATAGAGGAGCTGATAGTGCTACAGTTACTTCTGTAACTAAAAGAGTTAATGGTGGAACCATTGGCTTAGCAGATAGACAAAAACATTTCAACGAATATTATAACCTTCTTAAATAATGGCAAAAGCAAAAGGATCTTCTGAAGCAAAGAAGATTGTCTTCGGTAGAAGACGTAATGGTAAAGCAGCTAAGTCTACAGGACCAAAAGATAAAGCAGTAAAGAAAAAGTATAGAGGGCAAGGTAGATAACATCTTGCCTTTTTTAACAAACCAACATGGTACGCATAGCTATATTCCTAGGATATCTAATTGTGATGTCCGCACTAACTATCCAAACAGTTTGGACTACGTTATTATTTACTAACCCTGAGAAGGCTAGAGAGATTTCTCTAGGCACCGATGATGGTATCTTTGTTTCTTCTGTTACTAATAAGGTGCTCATGGGAAACTTGGTAGGTAATAAGAACCTAGCCTTTGGTGTAAAAAACATCTTAGAGGAATTTATAGTAGAGGAGAAAGATTTAACTCTTAATCCATATGCTAAACAAACTATTGAAGTTGAGATCTTATACTTAGATGTATTAAAGACTCAAACAAACCTTTCAGTATTTCATAAGAACAGCGATGCTGTTGTGATTAGAATGAGAGGTAAACTACTTAAGGATGGAAAGGTTGTTAAACAGGCTGTTGTAGAAGAATCTGCAGAAGAAGTATCTACTTCTACGTTGGTTATTGATGAGGGTGGAAAGTTCAACCAAACTAACCTAAGTGCTGCAATTAAAAAGTCTTGTAACACCCTGATTAATAAACTCTTATAATGAAAAAACTCCTTCTAATTGTCCAGTTTTTTGTTCTATTAACTGGACATTTGTATGCTCAGAACAACATTCAATTACGTCTACACAATGACTCAACTTCTGTTAATACAGTTGGTTCTGTAATTAATAAAGGTGATGAGTTTATTGTTACAGTGAAAGCAAATGGTAATGGTAATACAAATGCTAGATCACTTTACTTTGATTTTGAATTCCAGAACACAGCCTTTGAATTAGTTTCTATTAATCATACAGGAACAGGAGGAAATGGAGGTATCTTGCCTGCAGGATCTAGCATTACGTTAGATCATTATTTATATCCTGGTTATACCTGGAATAGTAATTCACAGAACACTACAGCTAACGGTAACTTAAACTACCAAGCTGCTGCTTATACTTATACAGCAGGTGGTCCTAAAACTATCTTACGTGCATATTTAAACTGGGCATCTCCTAACGGTATGCCTTATAGTAATTTTGATGATTTGTTACGCTTAAGATTTAGATTAAAGACGACTGCTCCTGGATTTGCGTGGGATCCTATTAAGATGAACTTTGCTGCAGCGTTTAATCAAGATGGTTCTACAGGTGCTACAGATATGACAATACCTTTAACTAGTGTCATCTATCTAGATCCTACAGCTAGTAAGTATGTTAATGCAACTATAGAGACTAATGCTAACATTGATAACTTTACTTTGCATCGTGTTGTATTCTTAAACACTACAACTAATGTTGGAATCACTGCAGATGCAACTAGTAATGGTGTAGTTAATATTGATCAGTCACGTTTAGAACCTAACACAGATTATCGTGTTATGATGATGGTTAATATGGATAGCATGTTAGATTTATATGATGCTGCAGTTACTGTATCTGATTACACTACAGCACAAGCTGAGTTTGTGTCACAAAACTTAGATGGTACATTCAAGAACCAATCTATTATTACAGGAGCTGGATATCTAGCAGCTGATGTGAACCGTTCTAAAGTATTTGATGGTGGTGACTTAACTAAACTCTACGCACATGTTGTAGGAGTTGATGATTTGGTAACACGTCCATCACAATATACTCCTGGTACAGATGCATATATGTCAGTTCCTACATTTACAGATAGTACATTCAATGGATTAACTTCTACAAACTGGAAAGACGCAACTCCTTATGTTACATTTAGAACAGGATTAATTGGTCAGAATAAACCATTAAAGTTAAAGTTCTTGATTCCTGGTGACATCAATAGATCACACAGTTCACAAGTAATGATTGGTGGTTCCATAGCTACAAACGCTGTACCTAGTTTGAAAAAGAACTTAGCAGCTAGTAAGACCATGAACTTGTTGATTAACAGTCCACAGAACATACCTTCTATAGATGTATCATTAAAGAATCAAACTATTACAGCTAGTACAATTGAGATTCCTGTAGAAATTAACACAGGCACTAACAAGTTGGCAGCGGTACAGTTTGAATTTGTATATGATCCTGCTAAGATTAAATTTGAGAGTATCTCTAACCAACTACCTAACACTTGGTACACATTTGTAGATGCTAAAGAAGGTAAGATTAAGTTTGGTTCTATTGATAAAGATGTGAAGAATCCTATTGTAGGAGCACATACACCATTCAAACTTAAGTTTAGTGCAGTGAATAACCCGCTAGATTTAAACTCTTACATCAAAGTTACTCCTAACATGGATGCTGCATCAGTTACAGGATACCAATTAGGAATTAATCTTAACACTACAACAATTAAGTTAACAGGATATAACAACTTCTAATACAATGAGACAAGCATTAGCATTTATATTATTTATTTTTATTACGTTTGCATGCTCAGATCTTGAGCAATTTGAGAGCACGCCAATAAATCTAGGCGTAAAGTCTAGCTCTACAGAAATTTTGAGCGTAAGTGCTACAGGTGGTAAAGTAACAGCAATGTTCTCTGTTACTACAGGGGCTAAATATTCTGTACAAGTATATTCATTTGCTGCTATCGAACCTGTAAAGACTTTACCTCTAACTGCAGAGACAGATATCACAACAAAGATTTATGATTTTAGCGACCTACCAGATGGGTTATATGACTTAACATTAACAGATGTATCTGGTACATCTATTAGAAAACCATTAGTAATTAAAAGATAATATGTCAGAAGAACACAATGATGGTACTTGGTCAGGATTGATCAAGACTATAGTAGGAACAGTAGGAACTATTGTAACAGCTGGTGGAGCTTACTTAGGTTCACAGTTATTTGGCGGTGGGGATGAGAAAGCTGCTGAGGTTGCACAACCTGCTGCTGTGTCAGCACCTGCTCCTGTAATCAATATCACTACTAATAACTCTCAACAACAAGCAGCATCTGCTGGTAAGACAGTTATTATTAAAGAAAAGGAGGCTGCTCCTGCTAAACCTAAAGCAAAAACAGCTAAAGAGGAACTTGAAGAAGCTCCTAAGTGGTAACGAAACCCCCTCTTAATGAGAAAACTATATGAAGAGATTAAGCTTATTATTCAGTTTATTATTGAGCTTATCACTAACGTACAAGGTTAGTGGTCAGATTGCTACAACTAAGACAGAAAGCTACACAGCTTCCTTTGAAAAGAAGATTAACATAGACTCATTGATGGATTATGACGGCCCAACCATTCCTATTCAACTCTTATCTCTTGGTATCAATGAAGATGTCTATGCTTCTTATCCAGAACTCAAGGACAAAAGAGTGGGTCTTGGTGTCACTAATATAGTTGTAGAATACCTGGAAGAAACAAACAGGTTTATATTTACTGAAGATAAAGCTGAGATCAAGAACCGAATGGTCAAGCAGTTCCAAGCATCACAGTCTGGGATTACGCAAGACAAACTAGATGGAAGGGGTAAAATCAGACTTGCAAAATATTTTGTATATATTGAGGTGTATGATTTTTCCATTTCTGAAGATGAATCATTATCTTTGAAAGATGGTGTAAAACAGACAGTTGTAACTCGGCTGGGTTTACAAGTTAGATTTGTAGACGCTGAGACTGGAGCATACTTCACTGGATCAGGATTAGGAGAAGCTAAGACTACTAGAGAAGCAACTTTAATGAACGATGCTAACTTTACTGATATTAAGTTTAATCAATCCACGATTGGTACAACGACTAAAAAAGCACTTGAAGATGCTGCTAGTAAGATTGTGGTGAGAATGATTAAGAAAAAAATATTTACCAAATAAAACCAACCATGTTAGAAAAACTAATCATCGCGGGATCTATTGCACTTGTAATGAGCATATATCCTGCAATCAAAATTTACAATGGAGCTAAAGTTCCTATGTATCAAAGTCGTATCACCAACTTGGAACACGATTTAGAAATCGTTAAGATGACTGAACAAGATCCTGCTGCACGTTATGTGAAGATCTCGAAGATCGAAGGTAAAATCTTCAAGCTTCGTGGTAAGATCAAAGCTCGTCAGAAGATCAAAGTGATGGAGGCTAAATGGCAATATGAAGAAGAGATGCTTAAATTGAAGCGTGCTCAAGTTTCTATTGACTCTACAATTAAACTAGAACCTAAATAGTGAAATGGATCTTTACATTACTTCTCAGTTTGACATTATCTTGGGCTAGTGCTCAAGTGTTAACACAAGTATATGTAGATCCATGTAACGGTCAAGTATTGACAGTAACTGTCCCTATAAGTAATGGGGCAGTTACTATCGTTTATAGAGGGCAGTATAAAGTAGTTACAGCTAATGATATAACTACAGGAGCTTTACAGGCTTGGATTACAGCAATTAATGCTACACCTTGTCAACAGGCTGTTACAGCTACTACAGTTGTTGTAACACAAGCAGTGACACAAGCTGTTGCTCAGGCAACACAACAGGCTACACAGCAAGCAACTGCTCAAGCTACTCAAGCTGCCACAGCTGCTGCAACCAGTAGTGCTACAAGTGCTGCCACTTCATCAGCAGTAGCTTCTACTCCTGCACCTACTACTAGTTCATCTAATAGTTCATCTAATTCTTCAAGCTCAAGTAGCTCAGAATCAAGTAGTTCTAGTGAAAGTTCATCTAAAAGTGAAGAAAGTTCATCTAAATCTGAAGAGAAATCAGAAAGCAAAAGTGAAAAGAAGAGTGAGGAAAAGAAATCATCCTCTAAGGCAAGTGCTAAAGCTGCAGCTAAACTAAATCCAATTGTCTATAGTTCTGATCTCACCCTGGTTGACGGTGCTGATAGTCCATTTAGTGCAATCATTTCACTGGGAGCATCTCAGTCTTCTTTACAAGGTAATGTATCTTACGGACTTACATCTATGTTATGGAGCACGTTTGATCAGTTTGCTTTGTCTAGTAGATATACAAGAATGGGAAAAGCTATTCTAAACTTTGGTTTAACTGGTGTATATCTACAAGGTAATGTAATAGCGTTTGCCACAGCAGCAGCTATCAAACCAATAGGCAAAGGTGTAACAGGTTTTAACTATGCTCTTACATATACAGGAGAGTTTGGACATGGACTAATGGCATTCTACACTAGACCATTCAGAGTGAGCAAACGCTTATCAATGTCTCCAGACATCTATATTTCTAACTCTTTAACAGAGGATGTAGGCATATTAACAGGCTCTGGCTTTGATGTAGCATTGACTAAACGGTTCAAGTTTAACTGTGGACTTAAGGTCAGTCTTAATACAAATCCTAATGTACCTATGATGTTTATGGGCATGATAGGTACTAAGATCAATCTCTAATCAATTTAATTAGAGTTGTTATAATTAAACGCGTTAATGTGAATTTTCAATATACAGTTGTATATTGATTTAACTAATATATATTTGTAATATTTAACAAAAAATTATCATGGCAATACCGTCAAGACCACTTAGTCAAGATCCAGTTTCACAACAGTTGTGGAATATCTCTAAGCAAATGGAGCAATTGATTGCTCAAGTTGGAGCTGTAGTTAAGAACACAGCACCTTCTACTACAACTACTACAACCACTGTAGCTCCATAAGAATTAAATAAAACCAATTAACTACATGAGGGATCTTAAATTTATCTGTGCACAACCAGATGATGTATATTTTACATGGCAAGTGCATTTATGGTTAGAATCATTGAGAAAACTAGGGCATTCAGACAAAGCGATTGTCCTAGTCTTCACTCCAAAGTTTCGTGAACCTAATGACAAATGGCAAAAGATTGTTGATCTATATCCAGAAGCAGAGTTTGCTTTCTATAAAGATGATGAGAATACAGTTAGCAACTTGTTAGGAATTTATATTTCTGTTCTACGACCATATACATTGATGCGTTACTTCCAGGATCATCCTGAGATGAAAGAAAAAACATTAATGTATTGCGATTGTGATGTAGTATTTACAGACAAGTTTAACATTGATCAGTATATCAACGATGATGTACATTACTTATCAGATACTAACAGCTATATCAATGCTAGTTATTTTGATAGTAAGGAGAGAGATGTTTTACCTAGTAAACTAGAAGAGTACAAAACTAGAGACATTCTACAAGAAGTTACATCTCTTTGTGGCGTAAATAGAGAAATTGCAGAACATTACAATATGCACTCAGGAGGAGCTCAATATCTATTAAAAAATATAGATGCAGACTTCTGGAAACATGTAATGGAAGATTGCATTTCCATTCGTGTGTTCTTAATGGGAGTTAATAGAGAGTTCTTTGAAAGTGAGAATGCTGGTTTCCAAAGCTGGTGTGCAGATATGTGGGCTGTTCTGTGGAATCTATGGAGAGTTGGAGGTGTAACACAAGTAGTTCCTGAAATGGAATTCTCTTGGGCTTCTGATCCAATGACAAAAGTAGAACGACTTGGGATCTTTCATAATGCTGGAATAGTAGGAGACTCTATGGGTGAGATCCCTACATTCTATAAAGGTAAATACCATAGCGGTAGAGATCCTTTTAATGACTCGCATCTAGAATACGTATATAATAATGAAAAGAGTAAATTACTTGGTACACATTTTTATGTAAGTAGACTTCTTGAACTTAAAGAAAAATACAATTTAACCTATTAATTAACATGGCTAATAATCAGAAGAAATTAAAAGCATTTGTTCGCTACGATGGTAGCGGAAGGGTTGTCGCAAGCAGCCTGATTCTGAGAAAGAACAAACCACGCGTTGGTCGTTGGTTTGAAATCCCTACGTATGAATGTTGCAACGATACCACATCATCTACTACAACTGCTGCACCTGTACCAACACAACCATTTACAACAACTAATTACTATAGTTCAAGTGATGCTTGTCAAGGAATCAATGTTCAAACATCAACTCCAGTATATGTAAGTGATACATCTTTTGCAAATGGAACAACGTTGTGGTTAGATGCTCAATTAACTCAACCATATCAAACAGGAATGCCTGGTTGGGTAGCATTTGCTGGATTCCCAGGAGTCGTATATAATACTACGTCAAATATGGGGACTACAATTATTTTAAGTAGTCAAAGTTGTTAATCTAATTAATTAATTAATAGAGAACACTTAAGACATGTTCTATATAAAATATAAACAATGGCAAATAATATAACCCCAAAATTAAAAGCATATGTGCAAATTGATGCTACAGGTCGTGTAGTATCAGGAACACCTGTGTTTAGAACCTCCAAACCAAAGAATGGTAACTGGAGAGAAATTCCTATGTACTATAGAGGAGACTCTAGTACAACAACTACAACTACTTCTAATGGTGGTGTAACTCCTACGGCATGGGTTGGATATCAATCACCTACTAACTTATGGTCAGCGTGTAACAATCCTGCTACAACGTGGACTCTTTATACAAATGTTGATGTTACACCTCTTCCTGCAGGAACAGCTTTGTATACAGATGCTGCATTAACAAATCTTGTATATCCAAATGACACAATGTTCTTTTCTATAAATGGATATGCATATGAAGTTATTAATGGATATATTAATCCATTAGGAGGAGGAATGCTTTGTCAATACATCACTACAACATCTACTACTACACAAGGACCAAGTGCGTATACAGTAGGTGTGGGTCCTCTTGGAAGTAGTTCTGAAGTTTGCAGTAACCCATCTCCATGGTCTAGCACACAAACGTTATGGGCTTTAGGATCTGGATATAATACTGGAAGACAGTTGTATTACGATTCTGCATTTACAACTCCATTTACTGGAACTGGTTGGTATGCAGTGATGCAAGGATTCCCTTCTGGAACTAAATACAGTGTATACTTTAACAATGGTGTGTTAACAGCAGGATTCCCTTGCTAATAATATAATATGTTAGGAAGAAACGGTAATATAGCTTACGTAAGATATAACTCCCAGGGACGTATTGTTCCTGGGGGTCCTATCATTAGTCCCTCAAGACCAAAGGTTGGTAATTGGCAACCATTGAGCTTAGTTACTGGTAATAGTGTAACTTCTAATTCATTAAGAGCTTTTGTTAGAATAGATGCATATGGTAGAGTTGTTCCTAGTAGCTTATTATTATTATCAGGTGCTCCATCAGATGCTGACTCTGGTACATCGTGGTTAGAGATTAATGCTACGTATAGACCTCAGTTTGCTCCTACCACCTCTACTACCACTACAAGTACGACTCTTTCTCCTAGTACTACAACAACAACTAGTAGTAGTACATCAACAACAACTTCTACTACAACAACTCTATCATTTGCTTGGACAGTTTCATCATCATCAGTAAGTAATAGAATAGATGCTTGTAATTATGGATTTGATTATGGTCGTCAAACTTTATGGGCAAGCACAACTGATCCAAACACTGTAAGTAAATTTTATACTGATCAATCACTTACACAAGTATATCAAGGTAACATAAATGATTACTATGTCTATATGATGGGGTGGCCTTCTGGACAATTATATGTTGCTCAAATGAACCCAGGTGGGGATCTTACAAGTCAACAAACTTGTTCTTCTTCTACAACTACAACTACTACTACATCACCTTATAAAACATTTATGTTTTATTCTAGTATATCTGGCGATTTACCAACTATTTGTGCTCTTAGTGGAACATTGTCAGGTCCTTGGTATTTCACAGGACCAGGCACTTATCCAACAGTTGGTGATACTATTTATTGGTCTCCAGGATTTCCATATGCATTAAATGGTGCATGGATGAAAATAGCTAATGGTCATGCGATCAATGGTGATGCTAATGGGTATATCACACAAGACGCAGTGTGTTAATTAATTTTATTAAAATAATTTAAACTAATAAAATAAAATGGCTTTGAAATCTTTATTTCCACAGGAAATGTTAAGCTCTGCTTCAGGTGATCTTACTCCTGATTCTATAGCTACTAAACTTACATACTTTGAATTGCAGTTACATAACCTACACTGGGCTACACGTTCTTATGCAGAACATCAAGCTCTTGGCGGATTGTATGATGCTGTGTTTGATTTCAAAGATGAGATTGTAGAAAAGATTATGGGCTACTCAGGCACTCGTGCTAAGATTGGTAATCCAGGACAATTGAAAGATTATGCTCCAGGTGTATCTGATCAAGTTGTAGTTGAGCTGATGTCATTTGCTAAGCAATTACAGAACTACGGTGCTACAAACAACATGCCTGATATTGAAAACGTTGCTCAAGCATTGTCTGGAAAAGCAGCCACAACTAAATACTTATTAACATTGAGCTAATGCAAATTAGTAAAAAGTTCTTTCCTAAAGTGATGCCCTACAATGATGAGCTATATTTTGCACATCTTGAGGGCATTATTGATTCTATAGATGAGCTATCAACTATGGAGATCATCAAACATCCTAGATCATACACATTTAGATTAGCTCCTTCTCTACCAATGTACACCAATGCTATTATAGAAGAGCTATTTAAGTTTCATAATCAGTTTCAGATTAAACTGAACATGAGTAAGAGTATTAAAACTAACGCAGTGATTGCGTTTGAGATAACATTATAGCTAATGATAAACCAACTAAAAGTATATAATGTAGGTGAAAAGATTAGAGTTGGAGCAATTAATGATGGAGGATATGTTCTTCCAAAAAAAGCGTTAGAAGATAGTGAGTGTTTATTTAGCTATGGTATAAATGATGATATCACTTTTGATGAACATTACATACAGCTTACTAATAAAAAGGTGTATGGATATGATCATACTATAGAAGAGATTGACACACAGTACCCTGAACTATTTACATGGTATAAAAAGGGATTATCTGGTACTACTCAAGAAGAGACAGATAATTTTCTAAATCATTATAAAGAGCTTGGTATATCTGGAAGAGTGTTATTGAAAGTAGATGTAGAGGTATGTGAATACGAGTGGTTAGAACATACTGATGTTCAAGAACTTGCAAACATCACCACAGGTATTGTTCTAGAAGTGCATTGGATTCATGATGAATATGTTAGAGAAAAATTTATTAGCTGTATAGAAGAATTAAATAAGTATTTTTACTTATGCCATATACACGGAAACAATTATGCATCAACATTTAATTATGAAGATAGGGAGATTCCTATTGTTTTAGAACTTACCTTTGTTCCAAAGTCACTTGTTCCCAAAGCCATTGTCACTACTGAAACTTTTCCAACTGATTTAGATTCTCCTAATAACTTAAATAATCCTGATATAATTTTGAATTTTATATGAGTTTGTTTCACGAAACATTTGATAAAATATACTATATAAATCTGGCACACAGAGCTGACAGAAGAGAACATATAGAAAAAACAATAGCGAAACTTGGTGTTCCTGTAGAAAAAATTTCAAGAATAGAAGCAGAATATACTCGTGGATTTGGAATGTTGGGGTGTACAAAAAGTCATTTGAAAACTGTATTACACGCTAAAAATAGTAGATGTAATACCGTGATAATATTTGAAGATGATTTTGATATACCTAATCCTGAAGAGTTTATAAGAAAAATGAATCACTTAATGTCCCAAACAGATGATTGGGATGTCATAATGATGAGTTCTGAGCCTATACATTATGAACCAGCTATTGGTTTAGATAATGTTATAAAAGTGAGTGAGGCATATCACGCTTCGGCTTATGCTGTGAAAGGATATTACTTAGATAAATTAATAGATAATTTTGCAGAGTCAGTAAGAGAACTTTCACGTCTTAAAAAACAACCACCATTTGAACAAGGGTGTCCTTATTGCAATGATGTAAATTGGAGAAAACTTCAAAGAGTAGATAAGTGGTATGCATTTTTTCCTACATTGGGAAAACAGTTAATTAACTATTCAGATATATCTGAAGAATTCGCAGACAGAAAAGAAAATATATCTAGATAATGATACCTAAGATAATACATCAAACATATAAAACTAAGGATCTTCCACCTCAATTAGATAAAATATCAAAACTTATACAACAAGTGTGTCCAACATTTGAGTATAAATTATACGATGATGATGATATAATCAACTTCATCAAAGATAATTATGATGAGGAAACATTACATTTGTACAATATGATCAATCCAAAGCTCGGTATGGCTATGGCTGATTTTTTTAGATACTTATTAATATATAAAGTAGGAGGATTTTATTTTGATATTAAAAGTTATCCT